GTATATAATATTTTATATTCGTATTATATAATATGCATGTTATATCTCTAGGACAACCAGCTAACAATATCAGTGAATATGATGAAATTTACAATTGGTCGAATCCAATGATAGTACAAAAAAAAGCTAAAAAAATGTTGGGTAAAGATGTTATTGTTTATCGTTCAACTAGAAAAGATAAAAAATATATGGTTTGTGACCCTTATACAGGTAAAATGATTCATTTTGGTCAATTATATGCCAAAGATTTTACTATAACAAAAGACATCGAAAAACAAAGATTATTTAAATTACGAAATCATAAATGGGCTTTGCAAGATAAATTTACTCCAGGTTGGTTGTCATATCATCTTCTATGGTGAATATTCGAATATTTAGTATAATTAAGCAACAAAATAATTAATAAAAAATAAACAATAATTGATTATTATATATGTCAGATGATTATCGTTATGCTTCATTTTCGTCTAGCGAAAACTGGACTGATGATTGTTTGTAATCTACTAACTCAATTCAAGCTGATAACCTTGAGCTATTAGACAACATTTTTATAGTCTTTGAAACTTGAATTAGAGAGAAAAATAAAATTAAATTGAAGTTGGATTAGTTTGACATTGTTTTTTCAAGCATTTATTTGATTTTTTATGCCTTGCAATATGATTTAGAGTTACTTCAGATTGACATAATTCACAGCAAATTACTTGCTTTTTTTGTTCTAATAATTGTTGTTTATTTATTTTGTAATAGTCTCTACGATATTCTTTGGCAGTTCTTGAAGGAACTAAAGTATTCAATTTTGCATTTAATTGTTCAAACCAATATCGTTCTCTAATTATAGCTTGAATTTTATTATCACAAGAATATTTTTCTACTTCAACCATCGTCCAATTTTGCCAACCGCCATTTTGTCTTATAATTGTATAAATCTTAAAATTATATTTTACATTATTTTGATTATAACAATTAATTTTATGCTGATATTTTCTCTTAATAAAGTTAGTTGTGTGGCCTACATAACAATCTTTTATCGATAAATCATTACAAATAATCTTATAAATTACGGTATGCTTGTAATCCATTTATATTTTATATAGTATTATAATAATATTTAAGTATCTTATATATAAATAAGTATTTTGGAATTGTTTAATTATTTTTTTCAAAATGGAACAGACTGTTATTAATTATAGGAATGGCTAACAAGAAAGCTATGAATCACAATGCACCTTTTTAAAGATATATTTATAAAATATTTTTAGACCTGGTCGTTAGCGAAAGATAGAATTATATAGACCTTCTAAAATGCATAAATGTATTTTATACTATTATTGTTATTAATTATAGGAATGGCTAACAAGAAAGCTATGAATCACAATACCCCTTTTTAAAGACCTATATTAGAAAATTTTTTAGACCTGGTCATTAGCGAAAGATAGAATTATTTTAACAAATATTCACATTCTTCTTCTTCTTCTTTCAAATCAACTTCTTCGAAAGCTTCGTCGTCATCATCAATATAAACTTCTTCGGCATCTAAAATTTCAGTATCACTTGGATATATGTAGTCAAAATTTTCAACCCGGCCTTGATTTGAAATTTCTAATTTTTTACCATTAGTAAGATAAATATATAATACATTAAATTTTACACTCCAGCTTTTAACTTGCGTCTTATCCTCCAAATTGATATTCTTTGGAATACAAAATACATCATCAACTGTATAGGAAACTCGAACAACTTTGTTAGAACTCATTTTGGTTTTGGCTAGACTTGGCTTTATAATGATATATAGACAATGGAATAAAAGCATTTCAATTTTTTTTTTAAATTAAAAATAAATTAAAATAAAAAAGGGCTTAAATCCCAAATGCATAAATGTATTTTCTACTATTATTATTATTAATTATAGGAATGGTTAACAAGAAAGCTATGAATTCTAATACCCCTTTTTAAAGAACTATTAGAAAATATTTTTAGACCTGGTCATTAGCGAAAGATACAATTATATAGACCTTCTAAAATGTAAAAATGTATTTTCTACTATTATTATTATTAATTATAGGAATGGCTAATAGGAAAGCTATGAATTCTAATACCCCTTTCTAAAGACTTGTTTATGAAAAAAATTGAAATGTTTTTTTGGTTCCACCTTAGGTAAATATAGAAATGCAATTACGATATCCATTTTATGAACATACTGATAAAATTGATTGGTTTTGGTTATCTTGCAATCCAAACGCAATTGAATTATTAGAAAAAAACTTAGATAAATTAGATAAAGTTTCTTGGCATCATTTATCTGAAAATCCAAATGCAATTGAATTATTAGAAAAAAACTTAGATAAAGTTTCTTGGTCTATGTTGTCTAGCAATCCAAACGCAATTGAATTATTAGAAAAAAACTTAGATAAATTAGATAAAGTTTCTTGGCATCATTTATCTGAAAATCCAAATGCAATTGAATTATTAGAAAAAAACTTAGATAAATTAGATAAAGTTTCTTGGCATCATTTATCTTTAAATCCAAACGCTATTCACATTTTAGAACAAAATTTAGATAAAGTTAATTGGAATCGTTTGTCTGAAAATCCAAATGCTATTCACATTTTGGAACAAAATTTAGATAAAGTTATTTGGCGTTATTTATCTTGTAATCCAAATGCTATTCATATATTGGAACAAAATTTAGATAAAGTTAATTGGGATAATTTATCATGTAATCCAAATGCAATTCACATTTTGGAACAAAATTTAGATAAAGTTGAATGGTATGCATTATCTCAAATACCAAACGCTATTCACATTTTGGAACAAAATTTAGATAAAGTTGATTGGTATGCTTTATCTAGAAATCCAAATGCTATTCACATTTTGGAACAAAATTTAGATAAAGTTAATTGGACACAAATATGGATAAATCCTTCTATTTTCGAAGAAGTTCCTGATTATTTGTTGAAATAATTGTGGTAACTGCTTTCCCTATAGGACCCAGTCATTGACAAAAGATAGAATTATAAGGCTTATCTTACTCAATGTAAAGCGTATATGACTGTATTTTATACTAATTTATCATTAAAAAAAAATTGAAATATATATTATAAAACTACTTAAAGACTATAAGTGTAATCATAATAATGGAGAACATTGAAGTATCAAATAATTCGCATCAAATTCAAAAGAATGAATTTATTGTTAAATTGAAGCATCTAGTCTATATAAAAATTAATGGTATGAAGAAATCTATAGATGAAGTTAATTTACCTTATGAAAATACGAAATGGGGTAAATTTTATTCTATCTACAAAGAACAAGGGCAATTACAACTACAAAAGTTTTTAGAAGCAACGAATAATGAATTAGAAAATAATAAATTAACTCGTTTATACGAGAAACTTAAATGGTTGCAACACATATTTTATAATACTGAATATGACAATGTCACAAATTCATTTAGAACCCCTAATATTTTATTAAAACAGAATATACGTTACTATAATAAAAAAGGATATTTGACTGATGCAAGTATAGAAGATGCAGATAGAATTAAAACTGTAGTTGATGCTGTCTACTCTGCTTATAGAGCTAGATGTTTAGATGAGTATAATGAAGTAAAAGCATTCTATGAAATTAAAAAAAATGAAATTCAACTTAAACAACTTATAGTTCGTAAGCAAAATGCAAAGCAATTAATTTGTTGTGAATTTTGTCAGTGTCAAATTGCTAGAAATCATTTAGCTAGGCATCACAAATCAATAAAATGTTTAGAACATCAACTTAAAGATTAAATTATAAGACTATATAAGATGCCAAAGGTCAAAATAGATTATCAAAATACAATAATTTATAAGATTGTTTGTAACGATTTAGCTATTACAGATTGTTATGTAGGACATACAATTAATTTTATTAAACGAAAATGGGCACATAAATCTTCTTGTACAAATGAAAATGGTAATTATAATCTAAAAATATATAAAACAATTAGAGATAATGGTGGCTGGGATAATTGGTCTATGATTGAAATTGAAAAATATGCTTGTAATGATAAAAATGAAGCTTTAGCTCGTGAACGCTACTGGTTAGAAGAGTTGAACGCAAAAATGAATATTGTAGTTCCATCAAGGACTATCAAAGAATATTATGAAGTAAATAAAGAAAAAATGATAAAATATAATAAAGAATATCGTGAACTCAATAAAGATAAGATAAAAGATTATCAGAAAAATTATCATAAAAATTATTATGAAGTCAATAGAGACAAAAAGAGAGAATATTATGAAGCAAATTCTGAAAAAATAATAGAACGAAGTAAAACATATTATGAAGTAAATTCTGAAAAAATAAAAAAACAAAATAACGAGAAAATATATTGTAATTTTTGCCAATGTCAAATTGCTAGAAATTATTTAGCTAGACATCAAAAAACTACCAAGTGTTTGGAAATACAATCCGAATTAGTTTTAGCTTAAATTTTATATATGTTAATTATATAATGCTAACTAACTTCGACCTAGAACAAATTTCAGAAGATGATGGATTAGATTTAATTGGAATTTACTCGAAAGACCAATTACCCAAAGAACGAGTAGCTGGTTCATATATAATTAATTTACAAGATTATGACGACGGTAATGGCACACATTGGACTGCTTTCAAAATTTTTGATAACGGTAAAGCTTGTTACATGGATGCATTTGGATTTCCGCCTCCGGTAGAAGTTAATTTTTTTTTATTGCCGTTCAAACCGATAGCTTCCAATAATCGAGAAATACAACATATCAAAAGTGATAAATGTGGTTACTTCTGTCTTGCTTTTATCAAATACTTTAATAATTTTGATACAAAAAAATATGACGTATATGAATCATTTGACGATTTCTTAAATGTATTTTCGAATAACACAAAAGTTAATGATAAAATAGTAATGGAAATGTTAGATAAATACTAAATAAATTAATATAAAAATATTTCATTATTATATATATGGATATTACTTTAGATGAACAAATAAAAAAAACAACCTATACTGAAAATGTTAAAAAAGCGATATACAAATATCGTGAAAAGAATATCGAGCAATATAATTCTTTCCAACGTATGTATTATGAAAATAAAAAAAATGACACTGAATGGAAGAAACAATTTAACGAACGTTGTAGATTAAATAATGCAAAATATCGGGAAAAGCGAAGACAGGATAATCCGCCAAAACCAAAGGGACGACCTAGAAAACCTATACCAAATATTGTGATTGATTCTATAGAAGTTTAACAAAAATAAAATAATAAATTAATAATGAAATTAATATATTATTATTATATAAATATGGATATGAATAGAGTAGATGAAAATTATTTGCAAAGATTGATTGACGACCTACAACAAGACCATACTTGTTTATTTAACGCATTGAAAAATGGAATCAGTGAAAAAGAACGATTGAGATTAAAGAATAAGAAAGCTGATAAGCATACTCAATTAATTGGTAAGCTAATGAATTCAGCTTTGCTTTTAAAACAGCTTCTGCAAGATGTTAAAAATGTGAAATAATTTAAAGATATTTTAATATTAATATATATGAACTATCTAAGAGGGACAGATAATATTAATGAAAATAATTCGTGTTCATATTTGCATATCAATATACTAATAAATATCTATGTACTAATAATCTGCTGTTATGTAGCCTATTTAATTAAGGGTTTTCAAATTAAATTTAAGTTAAATTGATTTTGTGTTTCTTTAAGTCATTTTAACAAAATATATAATTGGTCTTTAAATCATTTTAACAAAATATATAATTGGTCTTTAAATCATTTTTTCAAATACTATTATAAGCTATAGCTAGAGAACGATATTGGTTTGAACAATTA